ACCATCACATTATGATGATATGTTTATTTCAAGAAAAGCTTTAACGCCAGTGTTCTCAAGCGTTTTATAAAGCTTGTAAAAAATATAAGGGCAAAAAAAGGGCGGATTTAAGCTAACTTGGAATGTTTTCGAGTTTTTGAGTTAGTTCTCTATCCATTTTTTCAGTTACATGAGTATATATGCGAATGGTTGTTTTTTCATCTACATGTCCTACCCTTTTCATAATTGCTTTTAAAGAAACATTCATTTCTACTAATAAAGTTATGTGTGTATGTCTAAATGTGTGCGTGGTAACTTTCTTATTCATATTTAAAGCTTTTGTAGTTTTCTTAAGCACACCGGTGATTTGATTATTACATAAAGGATTCCCTTTTTTTGTTGTGAATATGAACCCTCTGTCAACATAGCTCGAATTCCATCTTTTCAACATTTTGTTTTCCAGTATTATCTTTTTAAAAATTTCTACGGTTCTAGAATTGATGCTGATACTTCTTTTTGAACTTATAGTCTTTGTAGTGTCTTTGTATCCGAATCCTTCCTCGTATTTAATGCGGTGAATTGTACCTGTTATATTGATAGTTTTGTTTAATAAATCTATATCTTTTTCCTGCAGTGCTTGTAGTTCTCCTATGCGCATACCAGTTAAAGCCTGTACTTCTAAGATGCTGGCAATTAAAATGCGATTTCGCTTGTGTAACTTATTATCATTTAGTATATGATCACGTATCTGTAGGACTTGGTTCATTTCTAAATAGTTGTACATTTTAGATTCATCTTTTTCGATATCCTCTATTGTTTTTCTTCTTTTAGGAATTTTGACATTAGTTAACAAATATTCATTTGGATAATTGTAAAATTTAACTGCATATTTAATAGCTCCTTTCATATCTCCGAGTTGACGGGTTACTTGATTTTGAGAATAGATATCTGATAATTTATTAATAAATATCTGCATATATTTTGTATCTAGTTTGTTTAAAAGCAAGTTCTCAGAGCTGTATCGTTTAATGTTTCTAATTCTTATTTTTATATTATTAAGAGTAGTCAACTTTGAACCTGATGTTTTTATATGATATTCAAGCCATTCATCTAATAGCGCGTGAAAAGTCAAAGTTTTTAATTCGCTTGACGACTTGTTGTTCAGTTTTTCTTTTATTTTTTCTTCTAAACGAAACATTGCTTCTTTTTGAGATTGTTTTGTATTCTTGTTCAACACAACACTTACGCGCTTCCATTTATCTGTGTATGGATCTTTATACTTCTCGTAGTATCTGTATTTAGTTTCGTTATTTTTGTTTTTAAATTTTTCAATCCACATGTTTATACCTCCTGCAAGAACGTATGTTCTATAAAATATTAAAAAATAATAAGGGTAGTCGGGCTACCCGTAATTTAGTACTAGGTACTAAATGTGTTATAATAAAATAAAAAGTAGGTGATAAGATGACTCAATTTCTAGGGGCGCTTCTTCTTACAGGAGTTTTAGGTTACATACCATATAAATATCTAACAATGATAGGTTTAGTTAGTGAAAAAAACAAGGTTATCAATACTCCTGTATTATTGATTTTTTCTATTGAAACATGTTTGATATGGTTTTATAGTTTTATAATTTTTAATAATGTTGATTTAAAAAATTTGAATTTAATTCAGTTGCTTACAGGTCTAAAAGCAAATATTTTGTTTCTAATTATTTTTGTTTTAACAGTGCTTGTATTTAATCCTTTAATTGTTAAATTCATTATCTGGTTAATTAATGAAACAAGAAAGTTTATGAATTTGGATTGTATAAGCTTATTAGACAAAAGAGACAAGTTGTTTAATAACAACGGTAAACCAGTATTTATAGTTATTAAAGACTTTGAAAACAGAATCATTGAAGAGGGTGAACTTAAAACCTATAATTCAGCTGGTAGCGATTTCGATTTACTAGAGGTTGAGCGACAAGATTTCAAAGTATCTGATTTACCGTCAAACGATGAATTGTATATTAAACATACACTTGTAGACCTTAAACAACAAATTAAATTGGATTTATATTTAATGAATGAATATTAATCTTTTTTCTTAGCTTTTTCTGATAAAGTACTTTTTAAGTTTTCGCTGGCACCCGGCTTTTCAAAACTTTTGTTTATTGGGTTACTACGGGTAGCTTCTTGTTTTTTGTTTTTATCCGCCATAAAATTCTCACCACCATTCAACGTCTACACTAGTAGGCGTTTTTTGATTTTTATATTAAAGGGCTATAAAAAGCTGTTAATACTTCAATTCTTTAATCCACATATATTTAAAAGTGAGGTAGTAGGTAATAAATATAAGACTTAAAGTTAAGATTGCTTTTTTCATGTCAATTTCTCCTTTGTTTATATTTATATTAAATCACTAAATAGACGTTATTAATCACAATACAATTAATTGATTGTAAGATACTTAGTCGTATAATTCTATATACCTATTAGTAAATTCTTCTGCTGTTATTTCTCCATTTTCTTTTTGTTGTTGAAGTTTAGAAGCTTCTTTTTGAATTGCATCGTATTTTTCACGAGAATACCCATATTTTTCCATCTCTTTATAATTAGCTTCGTTTATTTGTTCTTGTTGCTGAGGTGTGACACAACCACCAACTGTGCATTGTGTACCATCAGGTTTTGTGTAACCTATAACGTCACCTGCGCCTTGTGCTTGGTACCAAGTATTACCATCTGCATCTACCATGCCGTTAACATTGTGACCATTTTTTACTCTTTGTGATATTTCGTCTTTAGTTAAAGGTCTATTGGTTTGTTGATCGTTGTTAACGTTTGTGTTGTTCTCGTTGTTTACTTGATTATTGTTATCGTTTTGATTAGCATTTTCTTTTTTCGCTTCTGCTTTTTCTTTAGTTTCTTTCTTTTTATCTTTGTTATCTTTCTTTGTTTCAGTTTTTTTGCTTTCCTCTTTCTTATCGCCGTCGTGGCTACCACAAGCGCCTAAAACTAACGCACTCGCTAATGTTAAACCTAATAATCTTTTCATTTTAATTTCTCCTTTGTTTATATTTCTTTATATTTAAAAACTCTCAATGGCTCAAATGTAATTGAGTATTCGCCGTAGTGAGTCCCAATACCATATATCTTTTTATATTGTTCTATTGCTTCTAATATGTATTCTTCACTCAATTGCAGATACTCAGACAACTCATACAAGTTACGTACACCATAATTGTAAGCTTCCACAATTTCGCGTAACGGGACTGCTGAGATAAAGCCGTGTCGCCTTGCGTAATTTTCGAACTTGCGATTGTTGAATTTCGAGTAATCGGCTATATCACCGTATGTAAGTTTATTATGTGCTAATTCTTCAAAGAGAATTCCTGCCTTTTCTCTATCTGATAAGCCACGCTTTATTAAAATTAAATCTCCTAACCATACCCCATCCAAATTATCTGGAAGCACATCAGCCTCTCTTATTTCAATATAATCATGTTGTATTAAAGTTTCTTCATATAATCCCATCTGATACATCCTTTACTTACGTTTGCTTCTTATATAATCTGCATAATCTAAAACTCTTTGCCATTCATCATCTGTCAATTCTCCTTCAAGGTGAGCTGCACGATGTTGTACTTCGTTTTCTGGTTGTCTATTTTTTAATAGTAAATATTCTGGGGTAACTTTCAATGCATTGGCAATTTCAGCTATATCCTCCATAGGTATTTTTCTGCTACCGTTTTCGTATCGGGATAAGGTAGATTTATTGACACCTATCTTAATTGCAAAATCAGTTAAATTCACATTATTTTCTTTTCGTAGTTGTTTGATTAATTTACCTATTTCCGCTGAAGTTCTCATTTCAAATTTACCTCCGTTTTATTTATAACAGTATAATAACACTTTTCCATATAGGAAACAACTAGCATTTTAAAAGAATAAAAAATATTTTTCGAGATTTTTGTTGACAATTAGGAAACTTAAGTTTAATATTGAGTTAACTTCAAAAAACGGAGGTGAGCAAATGTATGAGTTCAATGTCAAAAGAATGAAAGCTGAGCGCATTGCTAAAGGCATTTCGATTTCTGATATGGCAAAAAAATTAGGAATGACACCAGGAACTTATTCAAAAAAAGAAAACGGACATATTAGAATTAATGTTGACGATTTAGCAAAAGTAATTGAAGTGTTAGAATTACCACAAGATAAGTGCGGTATTTTTTTTACTTACAGAGTTTCCAAAATGTCAACAAAACAAGAACAAACATCTTAAAAGGAGGAACAACAAATGTTACAAAAATTTAGAATCGCTAAAGAAAAAAGTAAATTAAAACTCAATTTACTAAAACATGCAAACAGTAATTTAGAAACAAGAAACAACCCTGAACTGTTGCGAGCAGTTGCAGAGTTGCTTAAAGAGATTAATCGATAAATTCTATGAATTCGATTTTAGCTGAAGCGATAGCTACTATTTTGTCTCCAACAAAAGTATATGAGCCATTAGTGAACAAGGAACTTTTAATTTTTTCTTTTGATATTTCAACAGTTCCGCGATGACCTGACTTTATCACTTTTTCTAAATTATCGATTTCAACAAATTTATCATTAGAAAGATATAAACAAGCTTTCATACTTATCACCTCCTTAGGTTGATAACAACATTATACACGAAAGGAGGAATAACAAATGAACATTCAAGAAGCAACTAAGATAGCTACAAAAAATCTTGTCTCTATGACACGGAAAGATTGGAAAGAAAGTCATCGAACTAAGATATTACCAACAAATGATAGTTTTTTACAATGCATCATTTCAAATAGCGATGGGACAAACCTTATCAGATATTGGCAACCTTCAGCCGATGACCTCATGGCAAATGATTGGGAAGTTATAAACCCAACTAGAGACCAGGAATTATTGAAGCAATTTTAGAAATGCTATCAATGATACTTTTTAAATTGTTTTTAAACTCATTTTCAAAGTAAACAACAGTCTTGTCTGAAATTGTTACATGATAAATAGTGTTACTAGCATACACGCCGTTTAGGAACCCAGAGTTTTTAAGTTTATTTAAATCGTATTTTACATCTTCGAAATGTAGTTTTTGAAAATACTTTGTATGTATATCTTTAGCACTTCCAAAATTATTGCAGGTTAATTTAACCGAACCTAACTTTACACATTCTAAATAATCTTTGTAGAGTACGGACAAGATATATTGTTGGTCTTTAGTAAGTGTATCAAATTCATCAGATATCAAGGGCATGTTATCACCTCCTTAGGTTGATAACAACATTATACACGAAAGGTGGAACAACAAATGAACAAAAAATCAGAAGGGTTAGACATCAGAATACCAAGGGTTTTCAGAAGAGATCACGCGCCAGTAGAATCTTTAACAGAAAATGAACGTCGACTAAGAAAGGAAATATTAGAAAGTATTAAAAAAGGTTATTACAGCTACTTAGAAATAAACAAAGTCTTCTATGCATTAGATAGAGAACTTCAATACAGAGCGAATAATAGCAAAATTTAACATTTATCGAAAGGAGTGATAGAGATGCCAAAAATCATAGTACCACCAACACCAGAAAACACATATAGAGGCGAAGAAAAATTTGTGAAAAAGTTATACGCAAAACCAACAGAAATTCATCAACTATTCGGAGTAAGTAGAAGTACAGTATACAACTGGTTGAAATATTATCACGAAGATGATTTAGGTATAAAAAACTTATGTATCATCTATTCTCCAGCTGGACAGTTAATTAATATTCCGAAGTTAGAAGCGTATTTAATTAAAAGGCAAGAGAAAATACTTTAAGGAGAGAATAAAATGAGTGACACATATAAAAGTTACCTAGTAGCAGTACTGTGCTTTACAGTCTTAGCAATTGTACTTATGCCGTTTCTATACTTCACTACTGCATGGTCAATTGCGGGATTCGCAAGTATCGCAACATTCATATTCTATAAAGAATACTTTTATGGAGAATAAAAAAACTGCTACTTGTTGGAGCAAGTAACAGTGCAAGATGAGCAATTGTCTTAAATAATTATATAAGGAGTTATTAATATGACCTTACAACAAAAAATACTATCACATTTTGCAACATATGACAATTTCAATCCTGATGATGTAGTTGAAGTTTTTGGAGTATCGAAAACACATGCAAAATCCACACTTTCGAGACTTAAGAAAAAAGGAAAGGTTGAAATGGAAAGTTGGGGAAAATGGCGTGTTATCGAAGCACAATTACATTTAACTGTCGTCGAACGTAAAAAAGAAATTTTAGAAGAGCAATTTGAATTGTTAGCAAGATTGAATGAACAAAGTGATGACCCTAGAGAAATAGAAGATCGTATCAAGTTAATGATTCGTCTAGCTAACCAATTTTAAGGAGGATTTAATCAATGGCAATATTAGAAGATATTTTTGAAGAATTAAAACTATTAAATAAGAATTTACGTGTGTTAAATACTGAACTATCAACTGTGGATTCATCAATCGTACAAGAGAAAGTTAAAGAAGCACCAATGCCAAAAGAAGAAACAGCTCAACTGGAAACAATTGAAGAAGTTAAGGAAACGTCTACTGATTTAACTAAAGATTATATTTTATCAGTAGGAAAAGAGTTCCTTAAAAAAGCAGACACTTCTGATAAGAAAGAATTTAGAAATAAACTTAACGAACTTGGCGCGGATAAGCTATCTACTATCAAAGAAGAGTATTATGAAAAAATTGTTGATTTTATGAAGGCGAGAATCAATGCATGAAGCTAGATCACTCAAATAGAGCTCATGCAAAGCTTAGTGCAAGTGGTGCGAAACAATGGCTAAACTGCCCACCGAGTATTAAGGCAAGTGAAGGTATTGCAGATAAAAGTTCAGTTTTTGCTGAAGAAGGTACATTCGCCCATGAATTAAGTGAGTTATATTTCAGTCTTAAATATGAAGGCCTAACACAGTTTGAGTTTAATAAAGCTTTTCAAAATTATAAGCGAAATCAATATTACAGTGAAGAGTTGCGTGAATATGTTGAAGAGTATGTAGCTAATGTAGAAGAAAAATATAACGAAGCTTTGAGTAGGGATAATGATGTAATAGCTTTATTTGAAACAAAATTGGATTTAGGTAAATACGTCCCTGAATCTTTTGGTACTGGTGATGTCATTATATTTTCAGGTGGTGTACTTGAAATTATTGACCTTAAATACGGTAAAGGCATTGAAGTTTCAGCTATAGATAATCCTCAACTTAGATTATATGGCTTGGGCGCATATGAACTGCTTAGTTTAATGTATGACATTCATACAGTTCGCATGACTATCATACAACCACGAATAGATAACTTTTCTACTGAAGAGTTACCAATATCAAGATTACTTCAATGGGGAACCGATTTTGTTAAACCATTAGCCAGACTTGCTTATAACGGTGAAGGTGAGTTTAAAGCAGGTAGTCATTGTAGATTCTGTAAGATAAAGCATTCATGTAGAACACGTGCAGAATACATGCAAAATGTGCCTCAAAAGCCACCACATTTGTTAAGTGATGAAGAGATTGCAGAACTTTTATATAAACTGCCTGATATCAAAAAATGGGCTGATGAAGTAGAACATTATGCGCTAGATCAAGCGAAAGAAAATGATAAAAACTATCCTGGTTGGAAGCTTGTAGAAGGTCGTTCGCGAAGAATGATAACTGATACAAAAGCAACGCTTGAAAAGTTAGTTGAAGCGGGTTATAAACCTGAAGATATTACAGAAACCAAGTTACTTAGCATTACGAAATTAGAAAAATTAATTGGTAAAAAAGCATTTTCTAAAATTACAGAGGGCTTTACAGAAAAGCCACAAGGTAAATTAACACTTGCTACCGAGTCTGATAAACGACCAGCTATAAAGCAATCTGCTGAAGATGATTTTGACAAACTATAAAAATTAAAAAGGACGGTATATAAACATGAAAGCAAAAGTATTAAATAAAACTAAAGTGATTACAGGAAAAGTAAGAGCATCATATGCACATATTTTTGAACCTCACAGTATGCAAGAAGGGCAAGAAGCAAAGTATTCAATCAGTTTAATCATTCCTAAATCAGATACAAGTACGATAAAAGCCATTGAACAAGCTATAGAAGCTGCTAAAGAAGAAGGAAAAGTTAGTAAGTTTGGAGGCAAAGTTCCTGCAAATCTGAAACTTCCATTACGTGATGGAGATACTGAAAGAGAAGATGATGTGAATTATCAAGACGCTTATTTTATTAACGCATCAAGCAAACAAGCACCTGGTATTATTGACCAAAACAAAATTAGATTAACGGATTCTGGAACTGTTGTAAGTGGTGATTATATTAGAGCTTCAATTAATCTATTTCCTTTCAACACAAATGGTAATAAGGGTATCGCAGTTGGATTGAACAACATTCAACTTGTAGAAAAAGGCGAACCTCTTGGCGGTGCAAGTGCAGCAGAAGATGATTTCGATGAATTAGACACTGATGATGAGGATTTCTTATAAGTCAATAGGTGGGGTTTTTAGCCCCACTTTAATTTTAAAGAAATTGAGGTGTCAAGAATTTGAAATTTATGAATATAGATATTGAAACATATAGCAGTAACGATATTTCGAAATGTGGTGCCTATAAATACACAGAAGCTGAAGATTTCGAAATTTTAATTATAGCTTATTCAATAGATGGTGGACCGATTAGTGCGATTGACATGACTAAAGTAGATAATGAGCCTTTCCACGCTGATTATGAGACGTTTAAAATTGCTCTTTTTGACCCTGCTGTAAAAAAGTATGCATTCAATGCTAATTTCGAAAGAACTTGTCTTGCTAAACATTTTAATAAACAGATGCCACCTGAAGAGTGGATTTGCACAATGGTTAATTCAATGCGTATTGGCTTACCTGCTTCACTTGATAAAGTCGGAGAAGTTTTAAGGTTACAAAATCAAAAAGATAAAGCAGGTAAAAATTTAATCCGTTATTTTTCTATGCCATGTAAACCAACAAAAGTTAATGGTGGTAGAACAAGAAATCTACCTGAGCACGACCCTGAGAAATGGCAACAATTTATTGATTATTGTGTAAGAGATGTTGAAGTAGAAATGACGATTGCTAATAAAATTAAAGATTTTCCAGTAACTGAAATTGAACAAGCATATTGGGTTTTTGACCAACATATAAATGATAGAGGTATTAAGCTTTCTAAATCATTGATGTTAGGTGCTAATGTGCTTGATAAGCAGAGTAAAGAAGAATTGCTTAAACAAGCAAAACATATAACAGGTTTAGAAAATCCTAATAGTCCTACACAGTTATTGGCTTGGTTAAAGGATGAACAAGGATTAGATATACCTAATCTACAAAAGAAAACGGTTCAGGATTACTTAAAAGAAGCCACAGGAAAAGCTAAAAAAATGCTAGAAATTAGATTGCAAATGTCTAAAACCAGTGTGAAAAAATATAACAAAATGCATGACATGATGTGCAGTGATGAACGGGTAAGAGGTCTGTTTCAATTCTACGGTGCCGGTACTGGAAGATGGGCAGGTAGAGGTGTACAACTTCAGAATTTAACAAAGCATTATATTTCAGATACTGAATTAGAAATAGCAAGAGATCTTATTAAAGAACAACGTTTTGACGATTTAGATTTATTACTCAATGTTCATCCTCAAGACTTATTAAGTCAATTAGTTAGGACGACATTTACTGCTGAAGAAGGTAATGAACTAGCAGTAAGTGATTTTTCTGCAATAGAGGCAAGAGTCATAGCATGGTATGCAAAAGAACAATGGCGTTTAGATGTGTTCAACACACACGGAAAGATATATGAAGCATCGGCTTCTCAAATGTTTAATGTACCGGTAGAAAGCATAACTAAAGGCGACCCTCTCAGACAAAAAGGAAAAGTGTCCGAATTAGCTTTAGGCTATCAAGGTGGCGCTGGAGCTTTAAAAGCAATGGGTGCATTGGAAATGGGCATTGAAGAAAACGAGTTACAAGGTTTAGTTGATAGTTGGCGTAACGCAAATCCTAACATAGTTAATTTTTGGAAGGCTTGCCAAGAGGCTGCAATTAATACTGTAAAATCTCGAAAGACGCACCATACACATGGACTTAGATTTTACATGAAAAAAGGTTTTCTAATGATTGAATTGCCTAGTGGAAGAGCTTTAGCTTATCCGAAAGCTTCAGTTGGTGAAAATAGTTGGGGTAGTCAAGTTGTTGAATTTATGGGCTTAGATCTTAACCGTAAATGGTCAAAGTTAAAAACGTATGGTGGGAAGTTAGTCGAGAATATTGTTCAAGCAACTGCAAGGGATTTACTTGCGATTTCTATAGCAAGGCTTGAAGCATCAGGATTTAAAATAGTTGGACATGTTCATGATGAAGTAATTGTAGAAATACCTAAAGATTCAAATGGACTTAAGGAAATCGAAACTATCATGAATAAGCCTGTTGATTGGGCAAAAGGATTGAATTTGAATAGTGACGGGTTTACTTCTCCGTTTTATATGAAGGATTAGGAGTGTGATTGCATGCAACATCAAGCTTATATCAATGCTTCTGTTGACATTAGAATTCCTACAGAAGTCGAAAGTGTTAATTACAATCAGATTGATAAAGAGAAAGAAAATTTGGCGGACTATTTATTTAATAATCCAGGTGAACTATTAAAATATAACGTTATAAATATCAAGGTTTTAGATTTAGAGGTGGAATGATGGCTAGAAGAAAAGTTATAAGAGTGCGTATCAAAGGAAAACTAATGACATTGAGAGAAGTTTCAGAAAAATATCACATATCTCCAGAACTTCTTAGATATAGATACAAACATAAAATGCGCGGCGATGAATTATTGTGTGGAAGAAAAGACTCAAAATCTAAAGATGAAGTTGAATATATGCAGAGTCAAATAAAAGATGAAGAAAAAGAGAGAGAAAAAATCAGAAAAAAAGCGATTTTGAACCTATACCAACGAAATGTGAGAGCGGAATATGAAGAAGAAAGAAAGAGAAGATTGAGACCATGGCTTTATGATGGAACGCCACAAAAACATTCACGTGATCCGTACTGGTTCGATGTCACTTATAACCAAATGTTTAAGAAATGGAGTGAAGCATAATGAGCATAATCAGTAACAGAAAAGTAGATATGAACGAAATACAAGACAATGTTAAGCAACCAGCGCACTACACATACGGCGACATTGAAATTATAGATTTTATTGAACAAGTTACGGCACAGTACCCACCACAATTAGCATTCGCAATAGGTAATGCAATCAAATACTTGTCTAGAGCACCGTTAAAGAATGGTCATGAGGATTTAGCAAAGGCGAAGTTTTACGTCCAAAGAGCATTTGATTTGTGGGAGTGATGATCATGACAGGTAGCGCACGCAAAAAATACTTAAGCCGATTTTTCGGCTCTAAGAGATATCTGTATCAGGATAACGAACGAGTGGCACATATCCATGTAGTGAACGGCACTTATTACTTTCACGGGCATATCGTACCAGGTTGGCAAGGTGTGAAAAAGACATTTGATACAGCTGAAGAGCTTGAAACATATATAAAGCAACAGGATTTGGAATACGAGGAACAGAAGCAACTAACTTTATTTTAAAAGGGCGGAAACAATGAAAATCAAAATTGAAAAAGAAATGAATTTACCTGAACTTATCCAATGGGCTTGGGATAACCCCAAGTTATCAGGTAATAAAAGATTCTATTCAAATGATGTTGAGCGCAACTGTTTTGTGACTTTTCATGTTGATAGCATCTTATGTAATGTGACTGGATATGTATCAATTAACGATAAATTTACTGTTCAAGAGGAGATATAACAATGAAAATCAAAGTTAAAAAAGAAATGAGATTAGATGAATTAATTAAATGGGCATGGGATAACCCTGGATTAGCAACAGGAAGAAATTTTTATCCACAAACCAAGAGTGATATTGATTATAAGTGCTTCTCTCTTTATGACGGAAGAAATTGTATCATAAAAGGTTTTGTATCAGCTGATGATACTTTTGAAGTCGAATTTGAAGAAGATATTACAGAAGAGACTAAGGTTGATAGGTTGATTGAATTATTCGAGATTCAAGAAGGAGACTATAACTCTACACTATATGAGAACACTAGTATAAAAGAATGTTTATATGGCAGATGTGTGCCTACTAAAGCATTCTATATCTTAAACGATGACATGACGATGACATTGATTTGGAAAGATGGGGAGTTGGTAGAATGATGCAAACCTATAAAGTAAGTCTTTGTATCAAGTTCTTAGCATCTAAATGTGATTACAAAATAAAAAAGCATTATTTTGTGCAAAGTATAAATGAGGAAGAAGCTAAGAATATGGCATTAAAACTGACTCGTAAAAAACTCCCATTCAAAACTGCAAGCATAGAGGTCGAAAAAGTGGAGGTAGTAGAATGATGCCGAAATATCGAGTATGGGACACCGAAACAAAAAAGATGTGTGAGGTTGTGGCGTTAGATCTTCACAATAGCGAAGTTAGTTATTCAACTAAAGAAAATGAATACGGCAAGGTTATAAAGGAGTTTATAAAGACTGAGAAAATGGCAGATGTAGAACTTATGCAGTCAATTGGTATAAATCTGTGGGGAAGAGAATTATACGAGGGCGATATATTAAAAGTCGTATCAACGAAACTGTGGGGCATCGAACGGGATAAAACATACATTTATTTAGATGCTACAGGCGTAGTCACTCGAAACGCTATTGGCACTATAATTGGCGACGTACATCTATTGAGAGTTTTTGAGGCTGAAGAAGTTCGTGAAATGCCAACTATTGAATACTTGGGCAATAAGTTTGAAAATCCGGAGTTACTGGAGGTGCCAGAATGAACTATGAAACAGGGTTCCAACTAGGTGTAATGGACGCTAGGTTGAAGAAGATGAGAAAACAACGTGATGAGTACAAGAAGCAACGCGATGAGCTTATCGTGGATATAGCTAAGTTAAGAGAGCGTAACGAAGAGCTGGAGAACATGTGGCGCACAGTCAAAAATGAATTGCTTGGAAGATACGAATTTTACCGTTTTAGACTTAACGAACTACAGATTGAGAGTAGAGCGAACAAGGCAGTAGCTATAAACATGGGAGCTAAAATCAACGCAAGTGCTATATTGTACCGAATGGACAAATTAGACGGAACAAATGAGTTCTACGAATTTTTAGGACAAATGGAGGATGACACTAATGAATAACCGTGAACAAATAGAACAGTCCGTTATAAGTGCTAGTGCGTATAACGGTAATGACACAGAGGGATTACTAAAAGAGGTTGAAGACGTGTATAAGAAAGCGCAAGCGTTTGATGAAATACTTGAGGGAATGACAAATGCTATTCAACATTCAGTTAAAGAAGGTATTGAACTTGATGAAGCAGTAGGGATTATGGCAGGGCAAGTTGTCTATAAATATGAGGAGGAGCAGGAAAA